AAAATGCCAGCACCAACAAAACCTATGATGCCAAAAAATAAAATGGAGGCAGTAGGTGAATTTGCTGAGCCAATTTATGATTTAATGGATGAGATGGGAATCGAATCCAATGATATAATGGATAACCTAATACGTTATATGAGTGGTGATGATATTAAGGATTTTGTTTCTAATTATCGTAGAATGAATGATATGCAGTAAGGATTTGCAATGCAGATAAATGAATTTACACTAATTGATTTTAAAAAGAACGAACAGGACAACTATCATACGGAAAATGCCGTAGAGTTAGTAAAAATGTTTGGCAAGCCAGATGAACAAGATGATATGGCTGAAATCGAAATGAATCATAATAGACGTGGATACATTACTCCTCCAGAGCAAAAACAACGTGATATGTACATCAATAAGTATCTTCCTTATTTAGAAGCACAAATAGAAAGTGTTAATGAAGGTGAATGTGGCCCCGGTGAATACTATTGCATGGAAGATCAAAAGTGTAAGCCTATTCCAGCAGGTTTTACTGTTAGAGATGATGGATATTTAATTAAGGAAGGGATGCCGGATGGTGCTGACCTTTTAGCAGGAATATATGGTACACACCATGGTGGCATGTTACACATGGCTCGTGTAGACGGAAAAGAATATCAACTTAACATGGTTAAGAAGCAAGGGGATAAATTAAGCATCACTGACAATCCTCGTCAAATGCAATTTATTTACATTTTACCACGTGGACATGTCAAAAAGGGAACAATGATTGAATTATCTCCTCGTGAACTTATCGACTTTGCTAGGTCAAAAGATACAATGAAGGTTGGTGAAATTCAAATTAATGATTCTGATAAAATTTTTAATGAATGTAAGATAACAGATTTAGCAGAAAAACAAATTATGTTTGTGCCTAGTAGAATGGGTACTGCATCTCTAAGAAATAGAAGCGGTATGGATGCATATAATAAATTTAAATTAAAAAAATCTCCGCAAGTAAAAGTTATTCCAACTATGGGTATGAAAATGAAAAAAGCAGTGGGCGAGGCCGAACCAGGAAGTAAAGAAGAATTAGATCAAATGATGAAAAAGAAGGAAGAACTTCAAAAAAAATTATTTGACTTACAATTTAAAATGTATTTAGAAAAACAAAAAAAGCAAGACAAAAAAACTTCAACAGATCCTGCAGATCCCAAAACAATTAAAATGTTTACTGATGACATGTCTAAACGTAAGAACGATCCTTTACGACGTCTACCTGCTCCAAAAATGCCTAATAGACCAGATTTTAATCCAGAAGATTATCTTGATAGAAGTCCTGCTCCTGTTGTACCTGCAGATCCAAATTTTGACCCTAAAGATTATATGGTAAAACCATTTTTTAAACTACCTAAAAATATGGACCCTAAAAAGTTTACTCAGAAATTACGTGATATGAATGAAACTATATCAAGAGTAAATAGTCTTATGGAAAAAAGTATTCCTAATGATAAAAGCAAATGGAGTTATGCAAAATCGCAGGCTAAGAAAAAATTTAAAGTTTATCCTAGTGCGTATGCCAATGCCTGGGCCGCAAAAAAGTATAAGGAACTAGGTGGCACATGGCGTAAAGGTAAATGAGATATAACGATTTTAAAATCCAAACAATAGTTTCCCAAGCAATAGAAGAACACAAAAAACAAAATGTTCCATTTAGTGAGTGTATGTTTCGTGCTGGAAGTGAAGCATTTACTGAATTTTATAAGCAAGTAAGAGAAAATAAGGATAATTTTTCTTTAGATTGGCAGGATCAAGAATTACTTGATACTGACATAGGAGAATGTATAGTAATAGAAGGAGAACGTGTTCCTTTGGATGTTCCTATACAAGAAGCCGAGTATAACGGAAAGAAAGTTAAACTCAACAGTCCAAAAAGAGGTGGACCCAAAAAATTTTATGTATATGTCAAGAATCCAAAAACTGGAAGAGTCAAAAAAATAAGTTGGGGTGATACCACCGGTCTTAGTGTTAAAGCAAATGACCGAGGTGCAGTACGCAGTTTTGTTGCAAGACATAAATGTAAACAAGCGAACGATAAGATGACGGCAAGATATTGGAGTTGTCGCACACCGAGATATAAAGCACTAGGAGTAAAAGGTGGACAATGGTGGTAAGCCATACACAAATGAATATATAAGTAGTAATAAATTTATAAGAACATTTGATAATCTAATATCTGCAGATGAATTAGTCTGGCATAGAGATAGACGCGACAGGCAAGTTAAAGTAATAGAAGGAAAGAATTGGAAATTACAACTTGACAATGAACTACCAAAGATGTTAGAGTATAATAAGACATATAATATACCTAAGCAAGTATATCACAGACTAATCAAAGGCGACAGTAATCTTGTTGTAGAAATAGTTGAACTGTAAACATTTTTACGGTAAATACTATAGAGAGGAAATGTGATGAAGTGGTTTATAGTTGTTGTGATGATAGTATCTCCTAACAGTTCTGATACACCGTTATGGATACCATATATATCATTTGACAATCAACAAAAATGTTTTAGTTATGTACAAGAGCATCATCAAAGCATTTATGCTGGAGCAGTAAAACAATATGAAAACTTGCTTATGCCTAACAGTATATATTGTGTTGAAAAAGATAAATTAAAAAATATCTTTGGTGACAAACCAACGCCAAAAACAAATATATAAGGAGTATCTATGGAAAATAGAGTTTTCAATAGCGAAGAGAAAGCAAAGTTAACACAATTAATAAGTGAAGGTCTTACAGTTTTACAAGAAGTTGATGACTTGAATGGTGGTTTAAAAGATACAGTAAAAGCAGTTGCAGAAGAAATGCAAGTGAAACCTGCCATTTTGAGTAAAGCAATAAAAGTGGCATACAAGGCTGATTTTCATAAACATAGTGATGATTATGCATTACTTGAAAATATTCTAAGCACAGTAGGAAAAATTTAGTTTAATGAAACTAACTAAATTTTTTCACAAAATCCTTTCTAATAAAAGCCAAACTACTAAACCTTATCAATCACTAGCATGGGCGTCAACCTGCACTATAGTAACTGGAGCCTGCCTTGCCAGTTTAATACCAGAATATTATATACATCATTACTTTTTTATACTAGGAAGTGCTTTATGGATTATAACTGGTTATCTATGGAAAGAAAATAGTTTACTTTATTTCAATATTATGCTACTATTAATATACATAGTAGGATTAATTGTATGAGTTATGTAGACGCATATTACGACAGAGAACATGATAGAATAAACGTAGTTGAAAGACTTAACGGAAAACGTGAATATCGTGACTTTCCAGTCAATCATATATTCTATTATGAAGATGCACGTGGTAAACACAAGACTATATTTGGAAAGCCTTGTAGTAGATTTAGTACAAGAAATGTTAAAGAGTTTCGAAAGGAACTTAAAATACAAAGTGGAAAAAATATATTCGAAAGTGATATCAATCCAGTATTTAGAACACTTGCAGATAATTATTTACATGCCGAACCTCCAAAACTACAAACTGCCTTTTTTGATATCGAAGTAGACTTTGATAATGAAAAAGGTTATAGCACACCTGAAGACCCATTTAATCCTATAACTGCTATTACAGTTTATTTAGATTGGCTAGAACAATTAGTAACACTAGCGATGCCACCTAAGACTATGACAATAGAAACTGCAAAAGATTTAACTAAAGACTTTGATAATACATTTTTGTTTACTGACGAAGGAAAACTATTAGAGACATTTTTAGACCTTATAGATGACGCAGATATACTAAGTGGTTGGAACAGTGAAGGATATGATATACCTTATATTGTGCAACGTATAACAAGAGTTTTAAGTAAAGATGATACACGTAAGTTTTGTTTATGGGGTCAATTGCCTAAAAAAAGAACTTTTGAAAGATTTGGAGCAGAAAATATAACTTTTGATTTAGTAGGCAGAGTACATTTAGATTATATGCAACTATATAGAAAATACACATATGAAGAAAGACATAGTTATAGTTTAGATGCAATTGGTGAGTATGAACTTGATGAACGTAAAACACAATATGAAGGTACATTAGACCAATTATACAATCAAGACTTTAATAAATTTATAGAATATAATCGACAAGATACACTACTACTAAACAAACTAGATAAAAAACTACGTTTTATAGACCTTAGTAATGCATTAGCACATGAAAATACTGTGTTGTTAATGACAACAATGGGTGCAGTAGCAGTCACAGAACAAGCAATAATTAACGAAGCACATGAACGTGGTATGGTAGTTCCTAATCGTAGAAATAGAGATGGAGAACCAACTACGGCGGCTGGTGCTTATGTGGCATATCCTAAAAAAGGAATACATGAATGGATTGGTGCAATAGATATAAACAGTCTATATCCTAGTGTTATTCGTGCTTTAAATATGGGACCAGAAACTGTTGTTGGTCAACTTAGGCAAACAATGACTGAGAATCGTATACGTAATTTGATGGAGCAGAAAAAAAGTTTTGCAGATGCTTGGGAAGGAGAATTTGGAAGTAGAGAATATCAAGCAGTAATGAATATGGAACGTGGCACTGAAATTACTATTGATTGGGAATATGGAGATGAAGATACATTAAGTGCTCATGATGTTTGGCGATTAATTTTTGATAGTAATAAACCTTGGATGTTAAGTGCAAATGGCACTATATTTACGTACGAAACAAAAGGTGTTGTTCCTGGACTATTAGAACGTTGGTATGCAGAAAGAAAAGAAATGCAAGCCAGTCTTAAAAAGGCAAAAGATGCAGACAACAAAATAGAAATTGAATATTGGGATAAAAGACAGTTAGTTAAAAAAATTAACTTAAACAGTTTATATGGTGCAATACTTAATCCTGGTTGTAGATTTTTTGATCATAGAATAGGACAAAGCACTACACTAACAGGTAGATGTATAAGTAAACGTATGGCTGAAGTCGTAAATAAACTTCTCACTGGAGAAGAAAACCATGTAGGCGATGCTATAGTATACGGTG